TGTTATCCTTATTCTAAGGTACCCACCCCCTCTAGAAGAGACCCCATATCTCAATAGAGGGGGCAGGTATTATTTTAGTTACTTATTAACTAAATGGAGTAGCTGCTGAGCCACTTCCATTAGCTACTGATTTTACAAACCAATAACCATCTTTATTTGCCTGAATAAATACTTCACTACCAATCAAACCACCTGTAGTTGTACCATCCCAAGTAAATATAAGGTCATCAGAGCCATCAGCTGCAAAGTAAGCAGCATTTGCTACAGCATCAGTTGCCTTTGTCCATATAGTGTTACCCACCAGTAAGTCTCCAGAAGCAGCAGTAATAACAGTAGATGCACCACCATTAGTTACTCCTGATATTATCTGAAGCCATAAACCAGCATCAGTAGCATCAATAGACGGAAGCCAAAGATCAAGACCATTGGTATGTCCCTGAACTATTGTTCTGTTCATATGAGATTTACCCATAGGAGCTGCTGCTGTACCATACTGAGCATTATCACCAGCAACTACAACAGTACTAAACGATTGACCGCTACTTGCATTTAAAGCAAAGTCTACAGCATTGTCAGACTTATTTTGTCCATATAATGGATTTGCCATGATTTATCTCCTTATGTCCAGATAGCGTGGGTTTCAGGACAAGACCATTCCATCCCCGCTTCTGTTAGTATTTGATCCACTCTACGGTCGACTCCTGAGTTCTCTAAAGTCTGAACTCCTACGTAGATTCCGGTATCTCTGTTAATGCCATTTCCAACCAATGGACGATAAGCACAATATTTCATATTAATACCTAACATCTTAACTGTAGTTCCATCAAGATGCACATTACGTGCAATATTCATGTCACCATATACAGTTGAGATTGTTGTAATATCAACACCAAATACTTTCTTTCTGCCACTTACTGCAAAACTAGCACGACCCATAGATGTATCACCCTGTGAAGGGGTGGTAACTCCAGGATCAACCATACCTACATTATTTGCAAAGTATCCAGATAGTTTATGCAACCAATTGTAAACTGCTGTCTGACAGAAGAATACAGTTGAAGTGGCATTATTGTATCGTGGATCTAACAAAGCTGACATATCATCAAGAAATGCATCTTG